TCTGACAAAGCGTCATATTCCGCTTGGGTAAGTTCTTGATAACGGATAAATCCGCTGTCATTTGTTAATTGAGATAATTTTTCAGGTATTGTAGGTTTGTTTTTTACGAATGCATCAGAATTAGCATCTGTTTCATTCCAGTCTGATTGAACATTTACCTCTGCGCCGTCAGCAATTTCATCAAGCTTGTTCATTTTTTCTGTTGTAAAATCATGTGTAGACAATCCTTTCCCTTCAACTTTGTCAACCTTGTTGCCTATAGCTGATTCCAAAGCCTCAACAACATTTTGGTTATTTGCCATTGCATCCGCAATTTCTCCAAGTGTATCAAGTGTAGATGGCGCGCCATTTATTAAATCGCTTATCTTTTTGTCCGTATAGGATTTCTGAAAATTCATCCCTGTTCCGATATCTGAGTAAATATCGTTTATTTTTTTTGTAATTACCTTATTTTGTACCGGGCTTGTAGATGACGTTGACAATTCGCTGTCTACTGGCAATTTATTGTCAGCATCAGGTATGTAATATATTGTTCCGTTCATTTTTTCATCTTCTGACAAAGCGTCATATTCCGCTTGGGTAAGTTCTTTGGTCAATACCCCTGATATACAATCCCATTTGCCGTCTTTTGTCCAATAAACATTAGTACCGGCAGGATACGAATATCCTGCACCGTCTTTAAATCTTTCATCTGACACAAACGCATCGGTTATATTGTACATATGCCCTACTTCAAGTGTAGGCTTTAAAAATATTTCGTTGATTGTCAAATTAGTAAACGGTGAGTCTTGAATATATTTTTTAATTTGAACTTCTCCTAAAGTGCTATTTTTAGTAACTGTAACCGTTACTTCTTTTCCGAATGTATATGGTTCTACTTGATTAGATATACTTGTCCATACAGATTCTGAAATCCATGCGCGCGCATTCTTATCAGCTTCGCCATATATAGTAATCTTAAGTTGGTCGCCCTTTTTAACCTCAAATTCAAGTGGGACTGCAATACCATCCGCATTATTGGTTGTAATACTTCCGTCAGGGTTAATCTTTAAATCACCATAAATCGCTACTGCTTTTTTTAAATCAAGCGTAACCTGTTCAGAAATGCTTATTGGGCTTGGAAGCTCCGAAAAAGTAATTGAACCCTGCGGCAATAAAGAGCCTCTCCATCCGGCACCGTATTCTTTTGCAATATTGCTGTAATACTTTGCATTGTCAGCATTTTCTCCCTTTCTGCTGTCAGTTCCACCATGAGCGTAAGATTCGGCTTCGGTTGCACTTTTTTCAGCCTTTGCCGCCTCGACTTTAATTTCAGCAAGATAGTCAGGTCTTAAATGCTTTTCTTCGATACTGCCCTCTTTTACGATTGCGGTTGCTTTTCCATCTGCGCTGATAGAAAAAGCTATTGTATCGCTGTTTAAGAATTCGTCATATTTCATTAGCCTGGACAAATCAACTTCAATAGACGTTCCATCTATTAAAGGAAGAACAAGCTTTTCCGTGTCAGGATTATAAAAGATTCCTGTTTGTATCTTTTCCATTGGTGTATCAATCTTTGCTGTTGAGCCATCTTTTCGAGTAAATGTAATAATTCCGGTTTGATAATCATATGCAACTTCTTTAAAAAGCCCTGAAATCTCAACCTTTGTTGCCTTAGTATTGTCAAGCGTTACCACTCGTTCGTCAATAACTTCTAATGCATCATTTATCTTATTTAAGTGTATTTCATCCAACGGCGTATTTTTGTTAGGATAATTTTTCCATTCAAAGTTTTCAAATGCTTTCTCCATCAGGTCTACTCCTTTCTTTTTCCAATAAAAAAGAGACGGATTCTTTTAATAAATCTATCTCTTTTTGCTGTTCATCTATTTTTTGATATGCTTTTTGCAGCATATGGGTTTCGAGCATTATAAATTCGCCATATCTTACACCGTAACTGTATTGCTTGTTCCCGTCTGCGTCTAAATCATCAACCTCAATTACTTCTTCGTCAGTTGTTTTTATTGTTTTCTTTTTTACATCTTTGCAAAATGCCGCAACATCTAAATCACTTAAACCAAGTTCTTTCATAGCTTTTTCAAGGTCTTGCGCTATGATTCCTATGTGTGTCCTATCACCTCTTTTAAACTTAAAACTTTTAGGTTTTAGCTTAAAAAATAATTTTTCGTAAACTTCTGTAAGGTCTTGTATGTTTTCTTTTTCATTTTTATCAGAAGTATTTATCTCAGGCTTTTGAGAATAAACATTTGACCACTTATAATTTTTTGTGCCGCATGTAGCATCTTCGTCAATGCGAGGACATATTGCACCGTCTACATATATTCGGTCCATTACAATAAGCCTTGCGTTTGGCGGAGGACTAGCAAATGGGTCGTCTCCGTAATCGGCAATAGCTAATTTTGGTGATGTCTGTATTTTATTGCCAGAAAAAGTTATATAGGAAAGCGGCGAATTAGAAGGTCCGTGATATATAGTTGCTATCGCACTTTCTGATTCTGCCATATGCAAAGAATTTGTCCGCATTTCTCCATTCACTATATTTGTGTATTTTTTGGATGCGTCGCTTGCGTCTTCTTCTCCTGAATATATCTGCGCGCCGTTTATTGTTCCACCTTGAATTGTCTGCCCGTTTATTGTTCCACCGTTTAATGTGTCGCAGCTTACTGTTCCGGTTTGAAGCAATCCTCCGTTTATTATTGTTTGACCTTCCTCTCCTGTCAGATTTTTAAACGTGACAATTCCGGTCATTTCTATTGTTCCATCTGCACTGCTTATTTCTTCACCTTTTTCATTTTTCACAGAAAGGCGTATTCCTGCCGTTTTTTCTCCGCTATCTACAGATAATTCAATACTTGAGGCTGTCTGTTCAATTCTTGATGATAGTTCATTTTCTCCGCTTTTTCTTGCTGTGACTTCTGTCTTTATTGCTTCTGCATTTTGCTCAATTTTACTGTGACGTTCTCCGTTTTCATCAAGTGAATAAATTTCGCTTACTGTTTCTTCAATTGTTCTTGTTAACGTATTTGCTTTTCCTCTGAGCTGTACTATGCTTGTATTTACCGAATTAAGTTTTTCTGAATATTTTTCAACGCCCTCAGCCGAAAAATCATCTCTTAATGCCTGTATGCCTTTTAGCGTTCTTTTAAGCACATAGCTTTCAACGACATTATGTTTTGTTATAATTCTTACCGGGTCTCCGACTTCTATACATGGATTGCCCTTAACATCTGCGCTGTAAGGCCTGTAGGTTATATCGCTTATTTTGCTGTACAAATTTTTTGCAATCTCATTTAACTGAATTGCACTCATTCCATAGGTCAAAAAATTATTTTCAATAATATAATTATTATTTTGTGATAAAACACCTACATTAGGGTATACTACTCCTACATCATTTTCTTTTCCTCTAATGCACAATACATCTATTTTTCTTGTTTCAAAATCTTCGTACTCACATGATATAAAATGATTTCTGCCAATTCTCCGTATATCTGCACCGGCTCCCGGCAATATATTTTCTGACGGAAAAAGGTCAGGTGACGGATAGTTAAATCTCACAGTTTTGTCTTTTGGAAGATAAATGTATTCAAACCTTCCGTCTCTGCTAATATGCCCGAAGCAGCCGTTTATTTCACAAATGGCGTTTATTACGTCTTTCCCACTTAATTCTGATGGGTCAATCATTCGAAAGACAGCTATTCCATCATTTGCAAGCGTAATTTCTTTTTCTTGAAGCCCAAAATGCTCTATAAAACTTTTTCTAAACTGTCTCATTGTCATTTGCGAATACATATTTGGAAGAACAGTATTATACCATCTTGCAACATCTGCATTTATAATATCATACATAGCGTCATACGCTACAATTTCTCTATGAAGTCTGTCAGATGTCGGTTTGTCTGAATAAACCTTATATTCTCCAAATTGAAAAGGTCTATCTTCATGCCCTGCAAGCGTTTCGTTGACAATAAGCGTTTCTCCATACAGCGGCTTGTATATGTTAGCTATAGTGATTGATAATGAGCTCGCTTCACAGCTTCCGAACCTTAATTCGGATTCTGAACAAAGGCTTTCAGTAAGCTCCATGCTTTCGCTGTATATGTTTTCGTTTGTAATTTGTGTATCTGTATTTTTAATTTTAATATTTAACTTTTTTTGAACGCTGTCAGAATAATATGCTTCGGCGTATTTATAATTAACCATCGTACACACCTCCAACAAATGCAATTCTTATCGGGTCGTAATGCAATTCATCGCCATAACTTCCGTATATTTGAGGCTCAACATCTACCATGTAACCTCTTTGCGTATAATATTTATTGTATCTCGGAACAAATGCAGTAATATTACATGCATTAGAGTTTTTGTCTATAATATTTGCGTCTATGTTATGCATAAGCTCTGCAAATTCTTCATCAGTCAGCATTGCGGGCGTTTCAAACTCTACTTTAAGGGCTTTTAGTTCTACAGTTTCACGGTGCAAATAACCGTTTGCATCAGTATAATCGTCAATATCCTGCATGTAGGCTGATGCTTTGTAGGTATCTGCCGCTATATATTTTTTTGCAGGTATTTTATAATCTCCAATTTTCAGCAAATATCCACTATAATTACTGTATGTACGCTTTGCCACGACATTACCTCCTTAAAAATACGCATAAAAAAGACACCTACAATTAATGTAGATGTCTTAATTTTTTGATTTTAATTTTACTTAACGTGGGGAAAAGTCCCCACGTTAAGTTGTTCGGAATATCTTTTAAATTTTATCCCCACTTTTCAAGAAACAGTTCAATAAATCTTGCAAGGTACTCGGCGATACCCTTATTTGAAATACCGTCTATCATTTGGTGTAGTTTCTGTTTGTTTTCGTCCATTTCCTAACACCGCCTTTCTAGTGGTTCAAATAATACATAAGCACAAGTATTATTATAAACCCTAAAAATATAGCAACTATTCCAACAACGTAATTCAGTATCATTGTAAGACGTTCCTGCGACATTGGCTGTTTCGGTGTTCTCTGCAACTTTGCAGCTTTTAAAACCTCATCAACTTTCTTGTTACTTTCTTCTATCATTTTTACTACTTCTTCAAAATTCATTAAAAATCCCTCCTATAATCCTAATATTTGCTGTGCGTTTTCATTATCAATCATTTCAGCCAAGAAAAACGGCGGTTCATATCTCTGTATAATCTCTATTGCCTTCTCGCATTGGCAACGCTTAATACTTTTGTAGGATTTTACGCCAAAATTATATTTCAGATTAGCATACAAGTTATTATATAATTTCTGCCTTAATCCTCTATTGTTATATGCCATTGACCGCTTACCGCCAAGAACTGCAACACCTTTCTTTTTAACTGCCTCGGTTATCCTGTCAGCTTCGATTGGCAGTATAGGTAAATCATTTTTTAATTCTTCAAGTTCTGTCTGCATGTTATCTACTCTTTTGTTAAGTTCCACATGCCCCTGTGCCAAAAGCTGTATCTGTTCGGGAATAGTCTGTGGCACACCCTGTTTCGGCATAAAGGCTTCTGCGAGAATGTCTTTTGCCTTTAGCTGATATTCCAAGAGTTTGTCGGCAAGTTCAGGATGGTCTTTTTCCATTGTTGGCGTTATATTTATTTTTGCCAACCACATGGGAATAAAGTCTATTCTCAATGCGACCGTCTCGTTATTGGGGTCAAATACCCCTGCTCCAAATTTGGAGCACCCCTTACTCAACACCTTGTCATTCTGCACCTTCTGTATCTGTTTGTCTTTTTGCCACTTTTGCATACCAAGAGCATTGCAAAAGTAACTTATTCCGGCCCATATCTCTCCATCTAAATCCTTAGCGGCCATAACTTGACTTCCAAGAACATCTACGGGCTTAACTATTAATTGTCCACAAAAATACCACCTTTCTAAAAATGTTTTGACATTCCCTAGAAAAAGTGGTATTCTATGCATAAGCACTCTTTCTAGGGTGTTGGATTATAAGAAGTTGTGTTCGTTGGTAGCGGTGCAGCTTCTTATTTTTTGGTTATCTGCTGATAAACCAAATCAATTCCTTTTCTGATAATTTCGGTTTTTGTCATGCCTGTTTCTTTAATGCAAAACTCCAACTTATTCATATCAGATTCCGTCAACCTAACCCCTGTCCTGTTTCCTCCTCTTGGGTCAGTTGTTGGTCTGCCTGTCCTCGGCGACACTATATCACCCCTTTCTTTTGTTGAACATAATTCTATTATAACTTATGTTCAACAAAAGTCAAGAGGAAATTTGTATATTTTCTATTTTTATCGGGAAAAATTTTTCTGTAACTAAACATTTCTGTTTGGTTTGCTTATCATATTCATTAATATCCTCCAAAAGTTTTATCCCCTCCATATCATCTGTATCGATATTAACCTCTGGAAATTTCCTTCTTTTGATTTTCTTCCATTCTACTACAAAAAAAGGCATTTGTCATTTTATGTTAAGTGATTTTAAAAATCTGTAGTTATCATATTCTTCTTTTTGATAACCATATTAAAAGAGGGCGGTCTATGCCGCCTCTTTCCATTTATTTCCCATGTCTCAATATATATACCATCTTCCACATTAAGCCTGCAGATAATCTCGTTTACTGCCTTTTTTGCTGGTTTTCCTGAGCTCTTCACATATATCCCTAATTGTCTTGCAATATAAACAGTATCATAATATTGCTTATCCGTTTTTCATATTATTACGACAGTTTTTTCCATCTTTAATATTCATACTTTCCAAATATTTCCACAATTTTGGCATATTGCAATGGTTCTGTTCAGTGATTTATTAGCATGAAAATTTAATCCGCTTTTTTTCTTTTTGCCAAATAGTATCCCCCACCACCAGCCAATGCAAAGCCAATAAATTGGTTTCCACCACCAACCTATAATTAGCCAATAAATACAGCCATTGCTTTTTTCGGTAGGCTGAATAACAACTTTATTCGTTCCTGCCCCAAAACTTGCCATCTGTTCTTTTTGAATTAAAACATTTTCACTTTTACATTTTGGACATATCATTTTAAAACCCTCCTTTGTAATATATACCTTATTCTACCACAAAAGAGAAAATTTTTCAAAACAGATAAGCAAAGCAATTAAAAATGTTTCCTAACTTTAATAGGCTTAATCGGCAACTTTGTTAAGTTTTTTAAGAAATATACGCAGGTTTTCCGGTCCTATTAAAGTAATCCTGCGAGTAATCCCTTGCAGCTTTTCCTATGTCGTTTTTAGTTATGCCAAATTCTTTGTTAAGAATTGCTCTAAGCAAGTCGTTTTGTTCTCTTAAAAGACGCGCCTCTGTAGCTGAAGCAGAATTTACAGCGTCTTTAATTCCAGTAATTTCTTCTCCGCCTGCTACGGCTGTTTTTCCTCCAACAGTTCCCATCATTTCAGGGATACCGTTTTCTCCTGCCATAAACATAGTATAAGTTTTAGGTACATAGCCTCCTGATTCAAGTTTTGGAATTGTTATATGTGCGGTTTCTTTTAAAGAAAATCCAAAACTTTTACCTCCTATTTTTGGAACCCAATCAGGAACATCGATTTTAAATGAATTTACTGCTGATTTTATCCAGTTCCAAGCATCAATTACTTTATTTGCTAATGATTCAAAAACATCAAGCACACCATTTATTGGAATTTTAAGCACGGAACTAAGTCCATCCCATATGCCTTTAAATACATCTTTAATTCCTTGCCATGCTTTTTTCCAATCTCCAGAAAATATTCCTGTAATAAAATCAATTAATCCCCCAAGTGTTTTTGATAATCCGTCAATAAGTCCTTTTATTCCATTAAATGCATTTTCAAAAGCCGGCTTAAATGTGTCTCCCAAAAAATCTATTATTGGCGAAAATACATTGTTCCATAAAAATTGAAATACTTTTATAACCGCATTTACTTTAGGAATAACAGTTTTGTTAAACACTTCGCAAATTCCCTCGAAAGCTTTTCCGAGTATATTTTTTACCGCTTTAGCAAGCGGAAGAACCACATTTTTCCATAGCAGCGATAATACAGAAGAAATAGCATCTATAACAGGTTCTAATCTATCGGCAAGAAATGAACCAAAAGGAACAAGTACATTATTCCATAAATTGTCAAATGTATTTGTAATCGTTGGTAAAACTGTATCTCCTAGATATGATAACGCAGGACTAAGTATATTTTGCCAAATGTCAGAAAACATTCCTCCTAAAAATTCTCCTAATGGAGATAAAATTTCAAGCAGTCTATCCCATCCGCCGCTTAATGTTGGCAAAATTGTATTATTCAAATATTCTAGGACAGGATTTAATTTGTCAGAAATAGTTAATGATAATTGTTCGAAATTTTCAGTTCCTAAATTTTGTCCCAATTTACCGCCAGTTATTTCATTTAAAATCCCATACGAAAGTTCTAAGCTTGCTCCTATTGCGGACCATATTATTTCTCCTATGCCTTCAAAAAGCCCAACCCAATCTATGTTTTTTATAAATTCAACAATTTTTACTCCAATTGTTTCCCATTCAACTCCGTCAAGAAATGAAACTATGGAGTCCTTAATTCCTATTATCCATGTATTTATCGCATCTGCTAAATCGGCAAAATTAAACGTATTAAAAAACTTGTTAATGCCTGCTGCAATCGAATTTCCAAGGTTTGTAAAATCAAACTCATGTCCAAAACTTAAAACAAATTGTACTGCTGTGTTTAATGCATTTCCAATAGCTTCTCCCACATTTCCAAATGTTTCAGGAGATATAAATTCGTTAAGTGCAGTTGCAATGCCTTTGCCCCAGTTTTTAGCGGCTGACAATGCCGTTTTCCAATCTATGTTTTCAAGAAAAGAATTTAAGCCTTTTGCAAGTGACTTGCCGAAGTTCTTCCAATCAAATGTTTCTCCAAAAGAATCAAGAAAATGCAATGCAGTATTTAATGCACCCGCAATTGTTTTTCCTATTTCTCCAAAAAGTTCAGGGTTAATCAACCCATTTAAAAAGGAAGCTAAACCGCTTCCGAAATTTTTTGCATTTTCGTATATTTTATCCCAATCAATGTTTTTCATCGCGTCTGATAGCTTGTCGCTTATGGTTCTTCCAAGGTCATAAAGACTATCAATATCGCTTTCAAAACTTTTTATAATACTTCCGCCGCCTGTGTTCCATTTGCCGCCGCCTGCTCCTGCGCCCGCTGCGCCGCTTCCGCCGCCTTTATTTTTGTCTTTATCAGGCAAGGTAATTGTCTTCAATTCATCAAAAGCCCTAAGCCCTTGCTGTATTTTTTTTACGGACTTTGCTGTTTTATCTGTAGAGCCTGCAATGTCATCAGAAGCACCAGCCGCATCTTCAAAATCTTGCGCAATACCGCCGCCGCTTTCTTCGTATGTCCACCCGAAGATTTTTCCTAGAGCATTAGATATCATTTGTGCAAATGATGTTATATGCCCCATAATGGCGTTAATGCCTTTTACTACAGGCTTTAAGGCGTTAATAAATATTCCACCTATAACAGCGCCTAACTGTTGAAAGTTCTGTGTTAAAATTCTTAACTGGTTAGCCCATGTATCACTCGTTCTTGCGAAATCTCCCTGTGCCGCACTGGTATTAGCCATAATGTACTGATAACGAAGCATGGTTTTTTGCATTTGCGACATAGATTTTATTTTTGCATCAATGCCTTGTTTGTGCGCCCATTCTTGCAAAGTGGCATTTGTCAAGTCTAAACCATATTTTCTTAATGGCATAGTTGTTCCTGTAAATACAGATTGCAAGCTTTTAGCAACTTCGGCTTGCTCTACGTTATAAAACGAAGCCATGTCTGCTGCTAGTTTTGTCAGTTCTATGGACATATCTGACATTTTCCCCTGCGTAAATCCCATAGCCGTTCCCATAGCCTGAAAACGACTAGAAATTTCTTTTGTAGTAAGTTCCGACATTCCAAAGTCCTGAATAGAATGCTTTGCTAATTCATCAACTTTATATGCCATTTTCCCAAATGTTACATCAACAACATTTTGAACTTCCGTCAAATCTGACGATATGTCCATTGCTTTTTTAAAACTGTTTAAAGTGCCTTTTAAAGCTTGAAAACCTATAAATAATTTTCCAATACTTTTTGTAAGGCTGTTAGATGACGTTGAAGCCGACCTAATAGGGTTTACTATTCTTTTAACAGCAGACGCAAAGCCTGAGCCCATTTTTTGAATAGCATTTGTTACTTTTCCAAAAGATGATATGGAAATATTCGAAAAAGATGAGGTTTCTTTTTTAGTATTATTTAAGTTCTTTTTGTATTCTTTTAATTCCCTTTCTGTTTTCTGTAATTCTGTATATGTTTTATCAAAATTAGCGTCGCCAAAATTAAAGCCTTGTGCTTTTAGTTCTGCTAATCTCGTCTTTAATTTTTCTATCTTGTTTCCTAATGAATCTGTTTTCACAGCATCATTTTCTATTCCGCTTGTAGGCTTATCAAGTTGGGCTTTGTATTCTGCCGCTTCTTGCTTTACTTTCTGCAATGCAAAATAAGCATTATCCCATTCGGCAGAACCCATTCCTTTCCCTGATTTTTCAAGTTCTTTTAGTTTAGCTGTAGCCTCTGCTATTTCCTGCGTATAGTTTCTAAAATTTTGCTGAGTGGCAGTTGTGTCCAAGCTGTTTAAAGCTGCTCCTGCGTTTTCCCCAAACTCTTTTACGGCATCTTCATAATTTTGTATGCCTTTAGCCGCTTCTCCAAAAACAGCCTGTATAGCCGTTGCATCATATGTTGGAAAAGAACCCTGAAACGCTGTTGATACTTTATCTTTAACTTTTTCTACAGTTTTATCTACTTCGGAATCATCAGCATCAAATCTAACTATTCTAACATTGTCAAGTTCTTTTAACGCGTCATTTTTAAGATTAATTATCCTATCTTCCAAAGAACCTAGCTTGTTTATTGTTTCGGCAATGTCGTATTGCAAATTTTTAAAAGTTTTGCTTTCAGGAGATGTCTCCCCGACAGATATAATCTTTTCTTCTTTTCTCATAAGATTGTCTAAAGAAGAACTTAATTTTTCTGCCTGTTTTTCAAGTGAAGATAAATCTCCGTCAAATTTTACGCCTTTCCCTACTTCTGAAAACTTTGCACTTAAATCTTTTATTACGGCGTAATAATCAGATGGTTCAAAAGAAATCTTGGCTTTTACACCTTTTTTTGCAACATCAGATACTTTTTTTATTGACTTTTCCGCTTCTTTTGCAGATGTGTTTATTGCAGAAAAAGCTTTTGTGTTTATTTTAGACAGGCCGCTTGACAACTCTTTAGATGCCGAAGATATTGAAGCCAATGTTTTTGTAACAGAGCCTAATTTTTTTATTAGTCTGTCAAGTGCCGCCTCGGATTTTGCTACCTCTGTCGATATCTGAATATCCAAGGAATCTACCGTTGCCATGCGTTCACCTCATTTCTGCATAGAAAAAGACGGCACAATTCAACCCTGTACCGCCTTAATTTTTTACTTTAAATATTTTGCTTTCATAAGCCCGACAATTTCACCGTATCGTACTTTTGCGAATTTTCCAAACGGATATGTTTTTGTATACATCACTTCAACCGTTGTTCCGTTTGGTAACTTCTTTTTCTTAACTTTTGTATGGGTTTTATCCCAAATGCTAAGTCCTTTTTTTGTGCCTGTTACTTTGGCTGTAAATGTTTTTCTAAAGTTATCAGGCGTACCATACTTTTCTTTTAGCTTTTCTGTGGTGCTGCCCCATTTTTTTAGATAAAAATGAGGTGTATCAACTATTGATTTCCAATCGCCACCCCATGCAAGCCCAACCTTTGAAGATTTTGCTATTTTTGCCACTTTTTTAATTGTTTTATCATCATAAAGAAGTTTTTTATCGTTAATTGCGATGTCAAACGCTATCCCCCACTGATGTTGAGAAGAATAACTGTTTCCTTTTGCGTTTGTTACAACTTTTCCAGGCTTTGTTCTTCCTTTTGCGTATAAATAATCCTGATACTCAACTGTTCGAAACCCCTCTGTAACGATAAGGTAAATTCCTTGTTTTTTGCACTCTTTTAATAATAAATTTAATTTATGGTCAATCCACGGATGTAATTTACTTCTGTCTATTCTTACGTCATGATTTTTCATACAATCACTCCTTAATTATTTATCGTTGCAAAATTTGTTGTTAAGTTCAAAATTTGCTTTCATATTGTTCATTTTTGAAATAAATAAAAGCCTTTGACGTTTTATTTCTTCTTGTGTTATAGGTTTATTGTTTTCCTCTACTTGTTGTAAAAATGGTTTTTCAATGTATTTTGATTTTGCTTTTTTCCCTGCAAGATTATGTTCTACGGCTACTGTTACCGCTGATAATGTATATTGATTAAATAACCAAGCAAGATAATCTTGCTCTTTTATTTTTTCTTCGTGTCCCTTTATCAAGAGTTTAATTATATGAGGATTCATGCTCCAAAACTCCTGCCATGAAACGCCTAATGCAAATGCTTTAGGAAACCACTCATTTTCAAAAAACTCTCTTGATGTTTTGTAAGTTACTTTTTCTCGCTTTCTTCTGTCTGATTCTCTGTATTCTCCGTCTCCGCTGTCTTGTTGAGAGCTTGAAAAAAATCTGAAATTTCCATCTCCTCATTCATTGCAGAAATAATATCTTCAAACTTTCCGCCATTAACAAAATGAGCATTTAATTCTTTTCCGGCAAATTCATTTCCTTTTCCTGCGCAGAGTGCAAAGTATGCCCGAACCATAGACATTTTCTTGTTACCCATTTCTTCAAGTGAAATGCCCATATCTTCCAAATCGCATATTAAGTTAAAATCAAATGGTTTTGCCTTGTATTCTTTTCCGTTTACTGTAACTGTGTTCATATTTTTTACCTTTCCCTTTCTTTAACTACTGATTTTATGGGAAAGGGGCAGTCCTAAGACTGCCCCAATCTCTTACATTTAATATTGATACTCTTCATTTTCGGCTGCCTCTGTGTCCTCGCTATCCGTCACAGCCTTACTTATTGTCTTTTTCGACGAATAGCTTACGCTCCCCCCGCAGGTGTTACTTCCACCTTTGTGTCAAGTCCGATAAAATCGTCAATTGTACAGTTGATAGCAACTGTCAGTAATCCGTTTTGGTCAAATGCCGGCTGTGGAATCTTGTTTGGCACGTTTGCAATAACAAAAAACGCGTCCGAAAGCCCCGGAACAAGTGTCATAAAGCACATCTTTTTTCCTAAAACCGCTTTCCATTCTTCCGTTGTTTCATCTGTGGCGTTGATAGTAATTGCTAAACTATCTGTCAATGTACTTCTTCCGGGAACGTTTCTTGTAAAGTAATCTTCTAGTGCCGACGCGTCAATATTTTCCGGCTCAACTGTTACTTCTCCGATTGTATTAATTCTTGTAAATTGTTTGTAGGCTGAACTCTCTGTTATTTTTTTGCCCGTTGTAGATTCTGCACCCCAGAATGTTATTCCAAGTGTAGAAAGTCCTGATTCTGCCATTTCTTTTATTCCTCCTTAATTTTTTACATAAAAATAAGAGCCGTTTGGCTCTTTAATTAACTAATATTTTGTTTACAATGCATCTCCTGCACCGATAATTCTTGAAAACCGTGCCGTCATGCGATATTCTTGTGGTTTGCTTTCAAATGATGGCATGACCGAAACATCAAATCTCATGCTTTTCATTATCCTTGTTACTTCCGACATACATTCTTTTGCGGCTGATTCTGACGCATTGTGATATACATCAACTTGAAATGCAAATAATCCGCCATTAATAGATGTTCCTTCAAGGTCTTGCCCTATTTCTTGTCCCGGCAATTGTATGATAGTTATGTACGGAAATTCCGGCGGTGTTTCTGACACTTGCGAAGTCGAAAATTTATTCCACACATATTCTGCTTCGTCCATCCACTCATATTTGACTTTTGTTGCCTTAAAGCCGTATTTCTTTTTTAAATCTTTTGAAAATTCTTCCGTTACTCTTACAAATACGATTGTTGGAATTTCATCAGTCCATATTATCGCCATATATATTAATCACCACCCATCATAGTTCATCTCCTTATCAAAAATATTTTTCCTATTGTAGTTATCGTCATTTTCCAAATACATCTTTTGCCGTTTCGATAATTTTCGATTCCATTTGCAAATACGCATTATACATAGGCATTTTAGGTGTTACACCGTATGAATGTTGCAATTTCCCGTCTAAATCAATCCAGTACCATCCCTCTTTGTTGAATGCGTGCGTTTGTTCAGGGAATGTACCTTGTCCTACTCCCGGCACATTCATAGGATTTTTGGCTCGCCAACCAGAACCGAATTCAACCATCAATAGGGGGCTGACATCTGCGGTTTTAATTCCGTCTTTTGTCTGCCATTTGCTAATAATCTTTCCCGTTTCAGTTGCAATCATAAGACCTTTGCAACCGTCTTTATTTGGCTCTGTTTTAACCGAAAACGTAATGTAGTGACTAAAACTGCCTGTGTTATGTTTTGCGGTCTCTATGCCCGCCTCTGCAAGTTTACGGACAAATTCTTCGCACTTGTCTACAAGGCTTTTTTGATAATCTTGCAATTGCTTTTGAAGATTTTTAATTCCGCTTATTGATAAATCACATTTAAAAGTTTTTTTTGCCATAAATTATCACCTTATCCAAACAACTGTCCTGCGTATTTTCCTGCAAACTTTTTAAGTTTTTTCTTTCCGCATTTTTTACATTGGCACATAGAGGTTAATACTTCCATTCCGCTATAATCCCAATAAGAATGTTTTGGCTTTTCTATTTGTTTCCAATCGCAAATACAAATTTTCATATCATATTACCTCAAGCTGTTTAATCACATTTCCAACATTTCATTTGTTTACCGCCTGTAAGATATACTTATCAAAATTCAAAGACGGCGATTTTTTAAGGCAAATATAATCAGCACTTGTCTTAATGGGATAATCACCATTTAAAACAATATCGTCAACTTCAACCTCAATGTGTTTTAGTTCAGGCTTGCTTGTATGCCATATTATGCCACCTTCTACAAGAGGCACAGCGTTTTTGCTAGTAACCATAACAGCAGAGTATGATTCGGTTGATAATCCGTATTCAACCGCTTCTGCCTCGCCGCCGCTCATGCTGATGCTTGCAAAAAATTCAATAGGTTTGCTGTAGACAACTTCTGTTTTTCCTGTCGGTTTAATCCCTGTCGGATATTTGTTTCCCTCATCGTCCTCATAATATAGCGTTTCAAATTCGGGTATCTCGGCAATTTGAAGAGAGTATTTTAAGGGCGTTTGATTTTTTCTAAGAGTTCTCATTCTTTTCAGCTTTCTTATTGTACTGCTTTGTGCTGATTCCAAGGATTACGCCAAGAAATGTGTCAACCGCCGTAATTGTTCCTACAATCTGTTCTCCATATGGCAATCCCCAAATTCCGGCAAGCGCAAAATATAATGTGCCTAATGCCGGAAGCAAATACATTGCAATCCATTTAAGAATATCGTATTTTTTATTACTCATATTATTTGCCCTCCTTATTTATTCGATTTTCTAAAGTATCTATTCTGTGATGTGCTGATTTGCAGCTTTCTTCAACTTTTGTAATTCGCTCGCCGTGTTCGTCTACTTTTTCGACAAGAGAAAATAAACGTTCTTTTGATTCTTGCGTCGTTGTATTGATAAAATCTAGCTTTGTATTTATCTGCGATATCTCAGCCGCCCTTTTCTCTACATCTTGTTCGTCTGTTCGTTTGCTGTCTTTTAATCCTTTATAAACAGAAAAAGAAAGTGACAATACGCTAATAACGATTGCTACTGATATTTCTATTGTCATATTTGCTCAATCCTTTCCGCAAATCTGAATATATGACTGCCCTCCACCGCCTAAAGTCATATTCCCTATAATCTTAAACCAATCTAAATTAAAAGGTTTAAGACCATGCACAATCTTCTTATAAAACTTTTACAAAAGCATAAACCCCGTCAAAAAGTTTATCCCTGTCTACCCAACTTCTGCTGACAGAATTTTCACTTGCACTGCTCTGAAATTCCGCGCCTATTTGGTTATAGTCGTACAAAGCGATATTTCTTATATTGCTATAATAATCTTGTAAGTCTTCTTGAATGTTTTCCTCTGTATAACTTTTAGGATAGTTTCTTGCTTTCCGTACTTCTCTTATGGCGTTTTTGACTTTAACTGCAAGGATATCTGCATTGAATGTAGGTTCTCCCTGCAATTCTATTGAAAGTTCTGCAATTATTTCTTGTTCGATATCCATGCCATCACCGCCTACAGCCCAAACATACTAATGAAGTATTCTTTAAGTTCCTGTCCTGTCATTTCATCTGCGCCTTCAACGCCTGTATTCCTTGCCATTTCTTGCAGTTCAGCCGTTTTCATGCGGTTTATTTCTGATTTTGTATAATTTTTATTTTCCCTTGTTTCAAATTCAATGTCAGAATCAGAATATGGCAGCAAACTTTCGTCCACCGCCATATATTCTATTTCGGGTACATCTTCTCCTGCTTGGTAATAATTTCCGTTTACTTTAACCATGTGGTCGTATTTCATGGAGTATACCCTCCCTACTTAACTTTAATTACAAAGATAGTGTCCATTCCCTCAAATGAAGGCAGTACAATCTGCGAAGCCGTAGTCGTAACTGTAAATGACGGCTTGTACTCGTTTTGAATCGCAACCGCAATACCATTGTCAAGCACGGTAATGTCAACAGGAGCCTGTGGCACATTCATAAAGTTACCGATTGTGGTAAGTTCTTCTGGTGTTGTACCTCTCCATGTATTACCAAGCTGACCGCTTCCAAGAATAGTAATATAATTGTCAGGGTAGAATTTCTTCTGCGTTCCATCATAGTCCTCAAACATCTTATCGTACGGAATCCAATCAAGACGCATTTTACGTCTTAAAACTTCTTCAACTGTACTTTCGTCAACAAAGTTAATTGCCTGTCCTGTAACAGAAATAAGAGCATTTTTAATTTGCTCATTTTCAAGCAAGTAATCAAATGTCGTACTGTTTCCAAGAATAGATGTTGCAGTTACGCCAACGCTTGCAAGGTACTGAACAGCTTTTCTAACATCATTTAAAGGCTTTGATGTAGGATTATCCCAAGTGTCAGCTCCTGTAAGTTCAAGGTAGTTTTTGGCTTTCCATGTTCCATCTTCATCGTAGTTGTATGACATCATTGTATTGTCTGCCATAGGAACAACTATCTGCATATCGCCATTTGCAGGAGCGAGAAGATTCATTCTCATTCTCTCTGCGGAAATTTCTGCTCCGTCAACAAGTGTAGTTACATCATCATACATGGAATCAATTACAGGCTGTAAGAACGGGTCATTAATATCCGCAATTCTTGAAAGTTCCATAAGGTCATGTTCTTTTACAATCATGCTTTCTCTAAAAAGAGGCATTTGCTCTTTTGTCATGTTTGCCTGACCTCTTGGTCTAATTGTAGGTATAGCGTCAAGATTTGAAGGCTTTAACGCTACTCCAAGCCCCTTATGGGCTTTAAGCCACTTTAAGTCAATTCCCATCTTTTTCTTGTTCGGGAAAAATGCTTCTCCCAAAAACGGGATTTTATTGCTTTGCGCTTCTGTAAAATATGCCGCAATTGCCTGCGTGTTAAAAATCTCTGAAATAATCATTATTCTTTATTCCTCCTTATTTTTCTGCAAACAAAAAAGACTGAACAAATCAGTCTTTCAAAATTTATTCTGCTATGATAATCGGTTCTTCAAATCGGATTCTGTTTCCGGCGTTGTTCATAGCAGTTATCAATGCGCCATCATAAGTTAATCCACTGTTGTCCTGTGCCCTCTTTACATTGATGTAAGCTTCTGTTAAAATCGTTCCCTGCGGTCTGCTTTCAGGTACATCTACAAGCAAAATTCCAACTGCACCAGTCCACGGTGTAGCCTTAACAGGGTTTCCGTCTTTATCAATAGGTGTTCCTGCCTTGACTACCTTTTTTCCGTCACTTCCTACCTCTGCGTTTAAAAAATCAATTGTCATAGACACGCCCTTAAAAGGCGGACGATTTAAAATTTCTACACCAGTTCCAAACTTGGCATTTTCTACTAGCATATCTCCTCTTGCCATTTCTTTTTTACCTCCTATAATTGTTTAAAATACTTTCATTTACTGCTCCTGCTCTTTTGGCGGACGCAATTGCAATATCATTAGCAACGGAATTTCCGTCACTTCCGCCTGCGCCTTGACCGCCTGGATTACCTGACAAGCTTGCAATTTCCTGTTCTTTTGCAAGTGCCGCCGCTGATTCTTTTTCTGCAATAATCTGACCTAAAACGTCATAATCAAAACTTCCATCATCTTTAACAATCTGCTTTGCCTGTTCTGCCGTTACATGAAACTTTGTAATTGCCGATTCTCTTTGGTCTCTGATTGCTCCGATTTTTTCAAGTTCAGCAACCCTTTGATTTGCTTTTTCTAATTCCTTTGCAATTTTTTCAGTTTCACTCATTTTGCTTTGCTCAATTTCTTCAATTTTCCTTTGAAGTTCCTCTGCGTTAGTAGCACTTTCTTTTAGGCTATCAATCTCGGTTTTAAGCTTTTCGGACTTGCCTTTTTCTCTTGCCACTTCCGTGTTGTTTTGATTAAGAAGTTTTGTTATCTGCTCGTCTGTTGCCTCTGGAAACAATTTGATTACATCTTCTCTTGTCATAATCCTTTTACCTCCTATGAACACTCCGCTTTTGATTCCGCAGGTCGCTCCTGCTGTGTTCTGCTATTTTCCGCATAGCTGCTTATTTTTGTTTTATAAATAAAAAGGACTGCTTTTCGCAATCCTTTTATTAACTAAATCTTTAAATTTTTGATTTGTATACAAAAAAGACAACCGATTTTTCGATTGCCTTTTATTATTTTTGTTATTTTATTTTTTCTTGTGCCATTTATCATCGCCTATTGGCGTTTCTAAAGCTCTTTCTATACTCCATCCTCTATTCATTCTAGAACAAAGTATTTTGTATGGCATTTGTATCTCTTTTGCCCATTCTGCCATAGTTTTTATTTCGCCTTTATATTCAATATACCTTTTTCCTATTCTTTTTCGATTAACCGCTTTTTGAGTTAAGGCTTTTTCTACAGACCAACCTTGGCTTATTCTCCAAGCTATTGTTCCTTGTTTTATTCCTGTCCTCTTAGACCAATTAGCCAATGTGTCTGTTTCTCCATTAAACTCAATCAAAAAATTATCTGTTTTATTATTTGCTTGAGTTTTTGCGTCTACAAATCGGCAATTTTCGGGGCAGTAGTTACCATCAACATTTATACGGTCAAGGCTTTGCTTTGTTTGTCTTTTACTTTCGTCAAAACCATTAGCGTAAGCCCATTTCGCAAAAGCACCAGCGTTATTTCTCCATTCTTCGCAAACAATTATTCCTCTTGCTCCGTAATTTTTATACTTGGCGTCATTTGGATTGTAGCACCTTGCTTTCATACTTTCCCAAGTTTTATAAACTCTTGTTCCAGTCAATCCATGCGTATAATGTGCCGGCTTTTTATCCAATCTTATCACTCCTCTAAAGTTTTTCTTGATTTTTCCGCAAAGAAGTGATACTTTATATTTATCAACTGCTTATGCGGTTAGGTTTTATAAATCGGTCAACTTCTTGTCGGGGCGTGACCGATTTATTTTTTCTTTAACCTCTTTATTCCCTCTCTTACTGCTTCTGCCTTATCAACTTTGTTTTTCTTGCAATACTCATTAAGTATTTCAGAATGTTCTTTGTCGATACGGACTGTAATTCTTTCAGATTTTGGATTATCTAATGGAGGTCTGCCTGTACGGGGAGACATATCCTCACCTCACTTTCTGTCTGCCACTAAGTATATTATACTTAACGTCTGCCAAAAAGTCAATAATTATTTTATTTATTCTAATCCGTTTGTAGCCTCTCTTTGCGCTTGCCCTGTTTGCGAAGTTCCAAAACTATACCTATTCATAAGTTGCTTTGCTCTTTCTTTTTCAGCTTCTTCTTGTTCTTTTATCATATCAATTGTTTTCCAAAGATTGTCTAAGTACGGCTTGCTCTGCAAAAATACTTTTTCTGCGTCACCCCAAAGCCCGCAAGTATCAATAGCTATCCTTGGGTGTATTCCATTTTGCAATAAATAACCAAGTGACATAGCCTTTACTGATAAATTATCTTGCGGCGAGTGATTTATTGTTACATCAAAATCTCTCGATGTTATTCCTAAATCGTTACCAGTAACTCTTAATATATTTAATATCACTTTTGCAAGACGCTTTTCTGAAGATTTTACATATGCGTCTTTTAATTTTGCCCTTGACTTAGAGAAATCCCAACCGTTACGAAGCTGTATAGCCCCTTGAGTATCTCCACCGGACGATGAAGCTTGCTGTAATGGAATAGCTAATATTGCAAGCGCATTATCCATCAAATCATCTTTAGCTACTTGGCTTTCCGTCTGACTTAATTCTTGCGTCATAATGTCTACATCTGCTTTATTATCTCCGTTGTTAGACTTTACAACCAATGCACCTAACATTTTCATTTCCTTAAATTGTTCTTCGTCTATGTCGCAGTTGACAAACTTAATCCAACTTTGCACAAATTGTTCTATAGAATCCATTCTGTTAGATTGCATATTGTTCATTGCGTCAAGAATATCCATAACAAGTTCAATGTCTGAAATTCTTTCCGCATTATTTGGATATTCTACAATCGGTATATCCCCAAAAGCGTGAAGCTTTGCATAAACTAATTTACTGTTTTTAATTTTAAATTCCATGTTTTCAGAAAAACATAGCTTATACCATTCGCCGTTTTCGTCTTTCAACTCCTGCACCGCAAGCATAGGCTCTTCTGTTTGTCTTGAATAAATAACAAATGTATTTAACGGTGTAGGCGCAACTATTCTAAACGGTATATCTCCGTTTTTATTGTTTTGTGCTGCCTTAAATGATGTGCCTGTTGCAGACTGCCATTCTCCCGATTTGATGTCTTTTTCCTGTTTGTTAGCGTCTACCATGTAATCATTCAGCTCGTCAACCGCTTTATTAATTCTTTCATCATCTTTACGGCTTATATATTGCACAGGTTCGCCGTAGGTTTGTCCTGTCTTAAATTGAACAAACTCATAAGCGTGGTTTTCAACAATTTTATTAATAATGTCGTCACGGCTTACTTTTGTACGGTATCTGATAGGCTGGTCGCCTTTGTAGTAGTTCCATAAGTAATTAATAACAGGCTTATTTGTATTAAATACACCTATGCAACTGCCAACAACTTTTACTACATTTTCAGTAGTTATTGTTTCAACATCTGTATATGCTATTTTTCTGCCGTACACGCCTTGTACAAGGTCTTGCAAGTACATTGTATTCATATAAACGCCACCTAACAAAAAGTAACGCCACTGCTACAATTTCTTTGCGGCAATGGCTTAATTTCAACTTTTTTTGTTTCAATATGGTATATAATTTGCTTTTTACAAGTTTTACATCTGCAAACATAATCTAGCGTTGACCGCCCATCGTATTTGCCTACACGCTGTAAACACTTCGGACATCTTATTACTTTTGGTCTGTACTTTTTCATATAGCCTCCAAAATATTACTGTTCCAAAAATTTTTTATTTGTAATAATTTCATATTCTTCTGCTGTAATTATTCCTTTGAGCGTTACATTCCTTACTCTTTTCTCGCTCCATAGCCCAGAATCATAATATCTTTTAATCTTATCAAACATAATTTCCTCCTAAAGTTCTACACCTGTCATAAGAGCGATATAGTCAATATCTGCCCTTTGCCGTTCGATATCTGAAAAAGCTAACTCATTTAGATACTTTTCGTATTCCTCTTTTGTCAGCTTTGTTTCGTCATATTCATAATACTGATAGAGATTTTCTTCTTCGTCTTGTCGTTCTTTTTTTACAATGTTTTTACGAAGATATACTTTTGTCTTTGATGATGTAGTGTCAATAGTTTTTGGTATTTTCAAAGATTCTGATTTTTTATAATTTAATATCATGATGTTCCTCCTGTCTGATTAAGTGGCTTACAAGAAATGGCTACGCCAACGGCCCATGTCGCATCCGAAGCGATGTTACTCAAATATGAGTACAGTGCACCCACAGAAAGTCCTCGGCTGGATGAGCCTCCCGCAAGTGCATAATTTGTTTGAGAATTATTAAACCACAAACCATCCGTATAATAAGTTGTTGCACTTCCGCTTGCTGCTTTTGGAATCAAACCATTTTTGTTAAACAGCATTTTAGAAATATATCCGCCACTTGTTCCGCTTGGTACAGAATCTGCAATCTCAACATATCCATTAGCAATTGTATTGTACCCATCAATAATAGAACCATCTGATTGCCCATACGTCATTTTAATTTTTTGTGTGCCTTTGTCGTTTATCCAACCAGCAATTCGTCGCCATTGATTACCCCACCAATGTTCTATTCCAAATACTTTAACTCCGACCATAGATGAACCGTTGCTTCCCCAAAACAAGCCTTTGTTATTCATAGTTCCCGTGTCTATTCTCGGATTATTGTCTTGCGAACCACCAGTATAATATCCATTTCCAAATACAGACTGCGTATTTGTTGATTTTCCAATAAGCAAAAGCAAAATATTAATAAGCGTTCTGTCAGAAAAAACTTCCGTATACCAAATAACATCATCTGTTTGGTTGTTTGCCAAGGCAAGCGCAATTTCTTGTGTTGCATTTTTGTTATATATCGGTGTTTTGCCGCTCAGACTTCTAAGTCTTGTACCGTCATTATATCCGTTATATATCGGCATGTAGCAGTACGGCATTTCGTTTCCGTTGTTGTCAATATGCGACCAGCAAACAAAATCATCATCTAATTTTTTGTCAGATATATAAATATTTGCCGTGTTATCTCCATTGTCAGCTATTTTCCAATAAACTTTCGGAATTCCTACCATTGCATTACCTTCAAAATTTTCGTTAGCAACATCCGAATCCGTACCATCTAACTTTTTTGTGTAGTCATTTGGATTTAATTCATAAGCAACCGTACCGTCATACTTGAGCATACAAGGTTTTACATTCATAAACCATGCGTCTTGCCAACTTCCGTAATCAAACAAATCTAAGTCATAGTCCATACGCACAGGTGTAAAACGCTTGTTATCTTCAATATACGTTATCATTGATTCGGGGTCCGATTCGTTTTGGTCTATTTTAAATCCAAACAAAAAATAATCTTTTGCATTAATTCCGTCTGTCTCATTAGCTGTTGCGGCATTTACAAATCCTGTTGTACTCATAGGAAACGCTTTGTAATAATATGTCTCGCCAATAGACGGAGAAAATGTTTCGTCTATAAAATATTTATCACTGTATGTTCCAAAATTTGGTCTTGAAATTTCAGTAACAAAATCGCCGTCATTTTCATTTTGCGGAACAGCACCAAGTTTTCTTCTGATAATTACCTTATCGACTACACAAAGCACTTGTCCGTCTACGATAGTATCTTCGGGTTCTAGCCAATTAAGTTTATAATGTCCTATGTTATGGTCGTAAATTCCCATTATTTTTCGCATTGGTCTTGGAATCATATTTACTACAATAACATTATCGGGTGTTGCCGCCGTGTCAGCCCATGTTTGTGTCGCAGAATCATATTTTTGAAATTTTCCGTTATAATAACGCAGATTTCCGAAGCCAGTTTCCACTAAAAAGTTTGCTTCTACGTCAATAGGCACTTTGCCTATAATTTTTGTTGTACCGTCTGTCAAAGTTACAACTATATTTTCATTTCTATCAATTTTAATAGATTCAATAGACGCTCCCGGTTCTCCGTTCATAACGTCCATTGTAGATGTTTTTTGCGTTCCGTCATCAAGAGTGTAAACAAAAGTAACACGGTTTCCATTTTCTATAGGTTCAATACTGGAGATTATTACATTTTTACCAACTACTGCACCGCCGCCAAGCAATGTTTCATCAACATAACTTCTACCCAATGCATAAGCTTGTTCAAATGCCTGCTTTGCGTTCATATGCGTATGCCCCCTTCTTTTGGTTCATACCATGTTTTGGTGGTAGATTCATATTTAAGCAATTTTCCTGTATCTATACAAAAAGCACTGCTCCCAGTGCTTAAATCATCGTATTTCGGCAGTTTGTGAATGTCTGCAAAAAGCCCTTCATATCCTCTTACTCTTCCCTCAACAGTAGTTGCTACAAAACTTCCTAAATCCCATATTTCTTCGCCTTTTTTATAAAACTGCCCGTCATAGGTTGTATTGTTTGTTGCAATCATAATTCCACCGCCTTAACTTTAACTTTTATATCACTCATTTTCTTTTCTTTACGTGAAAAGACACCGCCGTTTCTGGCGATGCCTTTTCGAAGGGGGATTTTTAATGAAAAACTTTGTGTGATTACTTATTCTTCGATTTTAACTATAACATGTCAAATATTAAATATCTAGCGTACATTATAGGACATTGTAGGACATTTAAGGACAACTTTATGACAATTTTAAATATTCCTTGCCATATATGCGCTCAAATTCCGCTAATGCACTTCCGTGTATGCGGCATACTTGTTTAAATGAATAGCCCATTTCAACCGCAATTACACTTAAATCTTTTCTTGCTATGTATCGTTCAGAAAGAACATGGTACATATTAGTGTCTTTTATACTGTCAATTTGTTTAATAATACATTTTCTTTTATCTATATATTCATCAACAAGTTTGTCAGTTTCTTTTTCTAAATCAATAATTTTTGCAATTGCTGTTCCTATTTTGTCTTTATCAGAAGAAACTTGGACATTTACTTCTTTCGGTTCAATTGTTATTGACATCGCTATATGTTTTAGCTGACTAATTTCTGATAACTTATTTTGTATCATGCGGTCTAATCTTTCTATTTGTTCTAAGTAAGTTTTAGTTGTCAATTTTAGCCCTCCTTAAATAATTTTGCAAATCTAAAATCTTTTTACTTACCTTCAGTCTACTTCCATATTCTCAAAATAATCAAAACTTAAATCATACTTTGCCATAATTAAGGACTTTGCCATTTGCTCCAACAATACATGTTCCATAACATCAACATATTTACCCTCATAACTTCCCTCATATGCTAACCAGTTATATTTACAATGCAACAACTCATGTACTAAAACTTTTTCAGCGCAGTATTTCATAATTCTGTCGCCGTAATATTTTTGGTCTAAAATGCGTATAACACAACATTTATTAACCATGTCAAACTCGTTTTCACCGGTACTATCTTCTATTATAAAGTCGCATGGCTCGGAAATTCTTACTTTAATAACCCAATCTGTTAAAAATAATTTTTCTTGCCACCATTTTAAACATTCGTTTAATTCTTCTTCTGAGTTAAAAACTTCTTTTATCGCCATATATACATTCCTCTTGTTCTGAATGGGTTTTGTGTTGCGGTTGCTGTTCCTGTAGAGCCTGTTCTTGTTTCGTTTTCAAATAAAGCCAATGAATCGGGAGCGTCATCGTGTTTAACCTTTCCGCTTCTCGTCATTGTGGTAAGCTCTTTCATAAATTTATAATACTGACTGCTTCTATCCATTTTTTGAAAATCTCGAAAATAGTAATCTCTTATAATATTATCCCTTGCATTTTCCATTCGGGTAATCTTATTTGCACAATTAAATTTGAATCTTGCACTGCACCTGCCGCCTTGCGATTTGACAATTTCCATAACATCACGCCCAAAATATTCTCCTGCGCTGTTGCTTTCAAATGTAACCGTTTTAACATTATGCTTTATTAACATATTTGCACATTCCGGCTTTGTAAACTGAACTCCTGCATTGTCAAATACAACATCAACAATATATATTTCCTGTCCATAAACATATCCGATTGGCATTGAGCAGCTATCTTCTCCTTTATCTGCGCTATCGCAAGCTGCCATGATTGCGTCCGGTTCTCTGTCAACTGGAAGTTCCTCAAAATAAGTTCTTTTTCGGGAAACATTCTTCCTTTTGCTTCATATGGTTCTTGTTGAAACTCTGCCGCCCATGTTTCTTCTGACACAAGCTTTCGTTCTTTTCGATAGTAATCAGTTGTAAATATTTTTCGTATTCCTTTTTTGTCTTTTCTGTAAATTTCCCAATTGCTTTCGTCTGTTATAGGGTCAAGTGCAGGAATTGCAACTTCTTCCCATCTCCATTCCAATTCATCAGCTTTGTTTTGCATAGCTGTAATCGGGTCATATAAACTATATTTTGTTCCTTGAATAATTACTGGCGTTCCTTCTAATCTACGCCCTAGTACATCGTCGGTAACTTTTTCGCAAAGAAATTCTAATCTTTCTCTATTTCTTGCTTCTTCATGGTTTTTAACGCAGTCATCTATATAGACAAGAACATTAGCCTCAGTACACCCAACAATTGCACCATCAATTGGTCTGCAAGTATATGTAGGAAATGTAGACGGGCTTTTTTCTTTTAAGTCAATGGATAATCCTTCTGCACTTTGAGCTACTTTTTTTGCCTCGGGAAATACTTTTAAAAACCGTTCATACATTGCGGCATTGTCAAATACTTGCGTTAATCCTCCGTAAAATCTTTTAACAAGCCCTTCTCCTTTTCCAACTGCAAAAACGCTTCCTTCGGGTTCTCTGCCTCCCATCATTAAAGCAAGTCGTAATCCGCCTGTTGTTTTTCCTGTTCGTTTAGGCTGAGATACAGAAAGAAAATCAAGTTTTCCGTCATATATTTTTTGGTAAGCGTTTACAACTGGTTTTAAAACTTCTCTTCTTGGAAAATAAAATCGCTTATATGGGTCTTTTTCTCCTAGTTCTATGTAGTAAAAAAAACTGTCTACAAGGTGCGGAGCTTCAAACAATAACCCGTTTTCAAATAATTCTCCGTATTGTTCATTTCCGCTGCTCATATGTAACTGCATGGCACAGTCTTTGATATATTTGCTGTACTTGAAGCAGTAATCCTTATCATTTGGATTGTCTTTTAATTGCCATATGCACAAATCAAGCAAGTCTTTTAGACTGTCATATTGTGGATTGTGCGTCTTAATATGGTTTATAACTTTTTGGATTTCATTTCTATACGATACAGACATACAGAAAAGACACCTCCATCATTTTTGGCAGAGATGCCTTTGCAAATCTGCCTATAATTTTTCTAGGTTAGCAACTATCTTGCATTTTGATAGTCGGTAATAAATTTTATTTGGCTTTGTATTCTTCCGTTGTCATTAGTTTATGTTTATGAATTGTAATACACTTTAAATCCATTCTTTTCGTATTTTGCAACAGTTTTCTTTAAATCTTCTTTTGTATCAAAATTCTCTTTCTTCATTTCTGCGATTCCGTTTTTCTCAACCGCATAAATTCCAAATTTCACAGAGTCTTTTGCAATATCCAAAACTGCCTTAAACTGTTTTCTGTTCATTTGATATACGTTGTCTTTTAGAATTACTCTCATTGCGACACCTCAATTCTATATCTTTTCAAAATATCTGTATTTCCAGTATTTAACCATTTAGAAATTTCACAGTCTAATGCAACCAATTCCATTTCATCATCAGTCAATTTCCTATGTAATACCTGTTCGCTATATTTTACTGCATAAGAATTTCTGTTTCCTTTCACCATCTTCATAAACTGCTCATTTGTCAGTCCTAAGGCATTTGCGATTGACATCAGCAACATCTCCTTGCTCTATGTATCTGATTTCTTCGGTATAAACCATCACCCTACCTCCTCCGAATTGTGATTACAGTACACAAGCAAATGTTCCGCAATCTGCTTTAAATCAAGTGCAGATAAAATATTATATTTTTCCTTTTCCTCTGCTCCAAATGCTTTCTCAATACTGTTTGTTTCATATTCTACTTCCGCGTTTATGAGTTTTTCAGCAACTTCAATAGGTGTTAATCCGATTAAACCATTTTCTCCGCAAAACTCATTTAGCATACTTTCCTTGTAGGATAACTCTGATTCAAGTTCGGAGATTTTCTTTTTTGTTTCATCTCTTTGTTGGCATAAAGATTCGTTTTTCTGTGTACATTCTTCTAATTGTTTTTTGTAATAAGTAATTGCATTTTCGCAATTTAAATTCTTTTTTGATAATTTATCAATCTCATCTTGTTTCTTGTAAATTTCTTTTTCCAGTTTCTTTATCCTGTCCGTAAATTTCCTGTCATGCTTTGAAAAGTCTAATTCATCTATCTTTTCAACAAAATCAAGCGAAGTACAATCCTCTGAGTATTCGTAATTTCCACTTACCTTAACATCTATTTCGTAGTCTTTTAATTTTGTAACTAACTCAAAAAGTATTTTATTTGCGTTTTCGATAAAGTGAATTTCATTGTTTGAACTCATATTTTTTCCTTTCATTTTATTAACCTTCTCTTAAATTTTTCTGTTATACACATTAAAAAATATTTTCTAATTTATTCATTTTCCGATACCTCGCTATCATTTTTTTGTTTCTTCTGTAGCTTATCTATTTTTTCGTTCAACTCATTAATATCATCTCGATTTATTAAATAGCACATAGGCATTAAAAAAATATATAATATTATTGCTATTCCGCCTAATATTTGCATAGTCTATCTCTCCACTTTCATAAATCCTTGAAAATCTGCAAGCCCAAATGAACCGTCTTGGCAATAGTGAATAGTCCGTATATACAAAGCGCAACCAGCAATCGCTATTGTTGAATCCGCAATTGATAATGATTCTGTTGCTACTTTAGCAATATCTTCTCCTGTTGCTCCTTCTGAAAAAGTTTCACCACATAAGCGGCACTTATAAATAGCTTCATACATGATTATCAATACACCTCCCCGGCTCCCCACAGTCTTTGCGTCAACCTGTTCAAAACTCCATCAGACATGAAATGTGGTAAATGCCAATTTGTACGTTGCCCTGTCACACTTCCAAAATCGCCATCAAAGAAAGCGTCTATTATTTTTATAAATGCTCCCTCCTGCTCGGCTATATCCCCAAAATGAAAATATTCCATGTCGCTGTAATTTGCCATCTTGTCAATAATCTCTTCCAAGGTTTCCACTTTAAGTATCGGGTGTATTAATCCCGTTTTTTGCGTGTATCTCTTAAAGTAATGTTCCAATGATTTAAAAATCTCGTTTCCGATTTGCTCATCATAGTCGGAATTGCAAATAAGCAGTATGTTATTAAGCATTTCAAATTCATCTGCTTTTTTGTCAAGGTATCTTTGTTTTGCTGATTTTTGTGTGTGCGTCAGTTTCTTTTCAGAAAATGACGTTTTAACCTGTTCATTAACTTTGTTAATGTTTTTTCCTTTATGGGAGTTATTTGTATTGTTATTATCTGACTGTTTATTATCTGTATTAATATTTTTATTATTATATAATATATTAAACATATCGGATTTTTCGGATGTCATATTTGAATTTTCCGTTGCCATATCTGAATTTTCAGAAATGCCATTAGATTTCTTTTCGCACAAAATCCATTTTTCTATGTCACAAACAGTATAGTAATTTGTTCTATCCCTGGTATCTTCACTTAATGTTGCTGATTCTATGTAACCATTATCTTTAAGTTTCTTTAATGCGTATTCAATTTGATTTTTTGTCATTTCGGGAAACATAGTCTGTAATGCTTTAATTGTGTTGTAAGTCCAATATTTCCCATTAATAAAATTCCTTTCATTCGTTTTATTTTCTTCAACCCAATAGCAAATATTGTAAAATAATACTGCCGCATTTATTCCAACATCTGCCGCTACTGAAACATTATATGTATGAACTTTTGTTACTGGAATATTTGTATTTCCCATAATAATACCTCCTACGATAGATAATTTTCTCCTACGATTTTATAAAAACAGCGGACAGGCAGTCGTAGGTCTGCTTTTCGACTAGCTTTGTCTAGTCCGCTGTTAATGCACCACATGGGATTCGGACCCATAACCTACCGGTTAAAAGCCGGTTACTCTACCTTTGAGTTAATGGTACTTATTATGCCCTGTGCTTTCGTATTTTCGTTTTCTTTGGGTTTTTATTTCTCGAATGAGGATTTAGTCATTTGAATAGAAAAGTTGGTTAAAATGGATTATACGAGTTTTTATAAAAAATTTTATCTCATATCAATTTTAAGTTTGTCTTTTATAAATTCATATATGACAATAATTGGATTTTCAATTTCTAACTTTTCAAATATCCAAAATGCAAAATTAAAAATCATATATGCAAAAACGCACAACAGAAAAAGGCATATTAAAACCATTTCGGCATATAAAATTCCGCATAAGAAGTAAAATAAAAATTCCACAATATCCCTCCCATTATTGTTTGTTGCTAAAAAATATCGGTACTATTTTATTCAACAAAATAGTCAACGCTTGCATAGATATGTACATTTTCCATACTCATAAGCGGCTTACAACGACATTAAACAGGGGTAACTGGATTCGAACCAGTGAATACAGCAGTCAAAGTGCTGTGCCTTACCACTTGGCGATACCCCTAAAGCAGCGGTCCGTATTCCCAGCTTTATTTCGAACCTCTCGCAAACGCCTCATTCATCAATAAGGTGCTTTTCTTCGTCTGCCACGAGATGTTTTTAGTTTTCGGTCACTTTTTTACTCATGCAAATTGTAATACCTGTTTTTTCATCAACAGTACATAATTCAAGTGTATTAGGTGTATATTCGACGATATTGTTTGTTGATAATCTTGTCTTGCTTTCGTCAAAAGGATAAATAGATTTCATTTCTTCTATTACGTCTTTAAATTGTTTTACCGTTCCCGTCATTGTTATTGCTCCCCGATAATCCTTTCTGCTACTTTTTTAGCTACGTCATACAGTCCTGTTCCTGACGTAATTTCTTTTAATGAGATTGCTATGCTTGCAATAAAGGCATTTCTGAAATCCTTGTTTTTCTTGTAGTGGTTCGCAACTAGCCTGACCGCATTTTGTATGTCGTCTGGTTCTTCACTTGCATAATCCGGTTCAGACCCCCATTATATATGTTTTGCAATGTCGTCAAATGGCTGCGAATAATCCACCCTTTCTTTAGCGTTCTCGTAAGAACATCCTTTATAATCCATAACTATTTTAATACATTGTTCATAGTCGAGATTCACGCCTAAAAATCTATCCGTGATTATGTTCCATATAGCATATAAATTATCCACATTATCTTGTTTTGCAACTATGAGCATATTCTGACCGCCTTTTTGTTTTTTGAGAAAATTTTGAATTAATATCGGATGCATATTAAGATTTTATCGAATGTTGATTAGAAGTTTTGGCTTTGGTAGAATTAATTAAATTTTATAAATCGTCACAAGAATTGGCTAATGCGGATTTCCATTCTTCTAATCTTTGCCTCATGTCGCTATAAAACACTCCGCTTTCATCATCAACATCTCTTTTTCGCAAATAACATTCTAAGATTGATATTGTAGTGTTCATTAAAAAGTCACTTGGCTCAACTTTGTATCTATCCGTCAGCAATTTCTTATAATCAAAATTTGGATAATTTGCGTCAATTAAAAATACATTTTGATTATCCATTTCCACAAGAAACATGGCTCTCGAATAGTCGTCCTCAAATAAGTCTGATGTGTCAGATACTATAAGGACAAAATTCGAGTTATTTTTTAAAAGACTGCGAATTTCATTCATATTTTCATATTCTTTATCTGATTTTTCACATATAATGTTTAATATATCAAAATTAAAAAGATTTGAAAATTCCACTACTTTTTCTTTTTTGTTATCGAAATTTCCGTCTTTATCTCTAACATATCCATAAACTTTCATTTATTCCACCTCCACAAGCATTCTGTCAAGTGTTGGTCTTGAAACACCGATATTTTCAGCAAACACTTTTTTGGTTATCTCGCCGGACCGATACTTTTTCAGATTGTCGTTAAAAAGTTCATAATCAACTTTCTTTTTTGTGCCGCCCTTATATTTCCCTTGTGCTTTTGCTATGGCTATTCCTTCGGCCTGCCTTTTTCTTATGTTTTCTCTCTCATTAGCAGCTACATAAGATAAAACTTGTAAAACCATGTCTGCTATAAATCTTCCTGTTAGGTCGCTGCCCCTCTTTGTCGTGTTAAGCAATGGCATGTCAGCTATTATTATATCTGCTTTAATCTCCTTTGTAATTTTTCTCCATTGCTCCGTTGTATCCTCGTAATTTCTTCCCAATCTGTCAAGAGAGTGAAAAACAACAACATCTCCCTCTTTCAGTTCCGAAATCATTTTCTGATATTCCGTCCTGTCAAAATTCTTTCCAGATTGCTTGTCCATATATATTTTCTCAACACCATATTCTTCCATTGTCGGGAGTTGTCTGTCCTCGTTCTGGTCCTTGCTGCTTACTCTCACATATCCTACTTTCATCTGCTTACCTCCATGTTTATATAAACTTCTATAAACAGATTATATCATAGAATTTACTTGACTTCAAGCATTTGCTGATATAAACTTAAATAAATTTATCTGAAAGGAGAAATTGTTATGCCTGAATACAGAGAGTTAAAAAATCGTATCCGTATATCAACAACTTTTGACAATGAGATTTATATTCGCTTAAAGGAATACTCCAATAAAACCTCAATCCCTATTACCAAAATACTTGACAAAGCTGTTGTTATGTACCTTGATAGTATTAATAATAAAAATTAAATTATCAATGTTCTATGGGTTATATGATTTATATAGCCCTTTTTTTGTTTTAAAAATTATTTTCAGAGTCTCTCTTTATGAGGGGCTTTTTGTTTTTTTTATTTTTAAAAATAGACATATAAAGTCTTTTTTCTTAAAAATTTGGATTGGCTGCTAAGTAGGCGGTTTGTGGCGTTTTCTGTAAACCCCCTCCCCCGTTCCCTTGCTGCTTGTCCATCCGCTACGATAGAGCCTTCAATCGTAAAATCCTTTGTGCATATTGCACAAAAAACAATGGATATTTAATTTTAAAATCAGAGTGTACCCTAATTTTACATCATGCAATAGCTTATTTTGTGTCTGTCCGCACCATAACCCCAACATCTTGTGTCATTCCGGCACTTCTGGTAATCTCTCCTTATCCTCAATGGCTGCTACTCCGTATCCGGCGGCTATCTCTTCCGGTGTTCTCCGTTCCGTTTTTCTTTCCGGCTCGCGTCCGTTCAGGCTGTTCCAGTTAAACACTGTGTTCAGCTTCATTGCTACGGCTGTATTGTTTCTATCGCCAACACCTATGTTTGATAGCGTATGTTCGTTAAAATATCGTAATTTTTTGACTAAATCAAAGTGCGCGGTGCTTAGCACCTCCGTATATTCCCCTCTCTTATTCAGTTTCCATTCTTGTATATCTTTTATTGGATTGCCATATTTATCTAAATATATCTTAGTTTTATATTCTTCATTAAACCAATTATACATAGTCTGTTCACTAACTTTAATATATTTACTAAACCCTTGTATATTAACCTCTTTATTATATACACCACATATAAATATATAATAATCTAATATATAATTAAGTATATCGGCATTATCACAATCTATAATAGTCTGTCTGTTATATTTAAGGGTTATATCTTTAGGTTTTAAAAATATATAATTACCTGCGTAATCCATGGCAGACTCAAATGTATTTGGCGGTGCTTTTCGCAAGTCCTCAACCCCGTACTTTTCGCAATACAAAGCGAGATATCGTTCTGTGTCTTCTTGAAATGTATCTAACACGTCTAATTCTTGCCCCATGTATTACACCTCCACTTTAAAAAAATAAACCCGAAAGCCTAGTTAGCGTCTAAGCTTCCGGGTTCTAAGTTTCCCTCTACATCTTAATCAACTGTAATTCTTAAATTATTATAATATATATCATAAAAGCATAAGCTTGTCAAATAGATTTTAATAAATCTAAAATATCTTTATCGCTTACAAGAAATTTCTTTCTAAAATCGCCGGTTTTCGTGAAAAACATTTCCTGGTTGTTTTTCACGTATTCAACAATCTTGTTGTACTTCTTTCTGTCCGGGTCGTTCTCTGAAGCCTTAAAACCCACAGATGCAGCATATAAAAGCAATACCTTGTTGTTCCATACCTTCAAACGCTCTTCTGCGCTGTCAATCGTTCCACTTTCTTTGTATTCTGTCCAAAAGCCGGTTAATTCTCCGTCTTCTACAATTGGAGCATTATATGTTATTTCTCCTGCCCTGTTGTTATAACTATAAAGTTTTCTTAAATTTTCCCTAATTTCAACCTCTCTACCGTATACATCAATCACTTTTTTAATCATAATATCCACCTTTACGGCTTAGCCGCCCTTTCGTTTTTTGTCTTTTACAGTTCTTTAACCGTCATGTTTCTTACGTTTATTCCTAACCTCTCTAGTAAATCCATATAATCCCATGCTTCCTTTTCTGCTTGGAAAAACGCTTGCTGTGCTGTGTGGTTAAAAACACCATGTTCCCCAGTTTCCAAATCCCATCCTATAATGTCGTTTTTCCCATTTGTCAAAACATACATCTTGCTTCCTCCCTTTCGTTTTTGTTTAGGCTTACTGCCCTTTGCTTGAAAATATTTTACCATTAATTTTAATGTTTGTCAATAGTTAATTGCAATAGTTTATTGATATTATTTTTCCAATTGTTTCAGCCTTTTGAGTACAAGCGTATTGATAAATCCATTTACCGTAAAGCCCTGATTTGTTATACGCTCTTTTGTTCCTTTTGGAAGTCTGCAAGACACTGTATCCCAGTTTTGTTTAGCTCTCTCGTTCTGATTTTTTACTCGATTTTTCTGCCTCTCTATAATTTTTTGTTGTTCTTCCAATTGTTGTTTAAGTTCTGCCTTAGTCATTGGCTTTATACCTCCATTATTTATTAATATTATTAATTATAAATTAACAATTACTTATTGTCAATATCAATTAATCATTGTCATTATGCACAACAAAAAGTAACAATATTTGTTTATTTTTCACAAATAAAAATTTTTATCAATTATCTATTGCAATTATCAATTTATTGTGGTATACTTTTATTAAAACAAAAAGGAGGTACGAAGTTATGAAAATGTACAATATTACAAAATTTGATGTAAAATCTGACAAAGAAATAAAATATGGTATTTATGGAGAAGATGATGTGAAACTTATTACAAGAGGATACAGGCAAGAAAAAGACATTCCTAGTATGTATACAAGGAAAGGAAGCAGATACTTCTTTATAGTCGATATAGTTAAGGAGGCGATATGATGTATGGTTTGAATATTGGAGATAGAATCATTGTAAGAACATCAATGTATAGTAAAGCTCCAAAATGGATGGACGGCTATAGAGATATGATAATTAAACTGAACAAGAAAAGTGTGACAGTTCAGCTTGATGAATACCCAAAAGAAACACATAGGGATTTAAGGAAAATATAGGTAAAGAAAACAATCGACAACCCAAATCACGAAAGGCGGTAAGGATTATGTGGAAAATATCATACTTAAACTTGAACAATGACAACATAGAACACAAAGGCGGATTTTAGAGGCTGGAGAATGGCTTACACATAGTCACAACAGATATTATGTATATTTTACCGCAAAAATGTTATTAGCAGCATAACAGCAAGGTCAGCGTACCGGGGCGCAATTACCCGGCTTGCTTTAGCCGAAAGGCATAAAATAAAAACGAATGGAGCGTTGATATTATGACAATAACAGAAGCATTGAGTATTCCAAATGGTATGGGTTTTGAGGAATACGAAAAACTATTGATTGACAAGAAAAGACTTGAAAGGCAAATAGCAAAAATAAGTTCTGACATAGATTTTGAAGTTGATAGCCTTGAGGTTTTGGCAGATGAAGCCGGAAGCGATAGGTACAACAAACACTTGCACAACAAGCAGCAGCTAGAATTAAAAATCGAAAATGCACAAGAAAATCTGAACGAAATAAAACGAAAAATTGAAAAAATATAGCGCAACAAGTCTGCCCTTTCCCCATGCTACAAACCACATATAAGACATTTACAGCAGTTTTATTGATTTATGGGTAAATATACCCTTTCGGCTGTTATGTGACTGTATGGGGCAAAATCTTTACTCTGTTAAACCGCTTGCTTCTCACTGTTTTGCCATATCATAATTAATCCAATTGTTGAATATTGACATTTTGACAATTCTTCAATCAGTTTCTTTTTGTTCATGGTTGGATTAGTTTTTTGAATCCACTTTAGAAGTCTATCTATATTATCCATTATGCCACCTTCCATAAAATACTTTTCATCAAATCATCAGCCATATATATTACACTGCGACCGTACAAACTTAGAAAATCGCAGACAATTTCCTCAACCTCAATCGGCATATAATAATCATATTCTATCGCATGGACGTGGGTGAGTTCGTGAACAAGAACTTTGTCGGTCATGTAATCAGACATATTTTGAAGCAAAAAAACTGTCTTGACATTATTATCTGTAACTCCAAAAGTCCAAGTTCCGTCACTTCTTAATAGTTTTCGGCTTGAGGGTTTTACAAATTTTAAATGCCATATATTATTATTTATTGTAAATTTCATAACACACCTACTTTCAGAATAGGGGCATTTCTGCCCCTATAATCCTTAGATTTTCTGCATAAGCATTTGCATTTTTTGTTTTAACAATGCCTTTTCCTCCGGCGTAGCGTCAGAAATCATTTCTGTAATATCGCCGCTTAATTCTCCCATGTACTTTTCAAGTTCTTTCATTTTGTGCTGTTTGTCCTCTGACGAATTGCTTTTGTGCATCTCCTTCGTTTCCATGTAAGACCTGCGGCTCTGTCCGCTTCTTCCCTCTCGCCCGTCGCGCTGATTGTTTCTTGAACCGTCTCGCAATCCATCAGAATAGCCGTCAGAATAGCCCCTTGTGCTATTGCCGCTCATGTTGCCACTCTGACCACTAGAATTTCCGCTAGATGACTGCCCGCCACCGCTGTAGTACATTTTTCCGTTCATTCTGTCCATGTCTCTATAGTATTCTGCTTCATTCGGCATCATATGGTAATAAGGCGGCTCATCATATCCTCTACGTGGCATATAACTGCCTCTGCCTTTTGGTGCAAAGCGTCCACTTCTTTTATAACGATAATCGTCATAAAAACGCCTTTCTCCTTCTTCTTCGCCGTATTCTTCTTTCATTTTTTTCATAATGTGTTTTGCCTCTTCTTCATCTTCTTTTTCAGCTTCTTCCATTGCCTTTGATATTCTACTGTAATATTCAGCTTCCGAAAGGTCTTTGACCATGTCTACAACCTCGCCGAGTTCTTTTGTGTCAATGGCTTCTTTGTTTTTACAAGCTTCTTCGCAAGCGTACTTTGATAACTTTTCTATAGTTTCATGAATATGTTTGATATGCATTTTATTTCGCCTCGCTTTCTACGCTTCTCTTACAACGATTAAGTTAGCGTTTTGAACCTCAATTGCCTGTGCAGAAGTATTCTCAACCGCTACTGTTACACAGCAACCGCAAGGAACATCAATATATGCCTGTGCAGACACATTGAAAAATTCTTCAACTGCCGCAGGGGTAACAATCATCTGCGTAGACTGTAAAGGCTCTCCGTCAACCGCAATCGCTACAGAAATTGCTTCTACTGTGCCACCTGTAGGGATACGGATATTTCCCGAAAACGATACTAAAAACCTTGCCTTGCACTGATTTCTTGTCACTCCTCTAAGGCGAACAATGCCGCTACCTTCTCTATGCGTAATACATCTTGTCGGGCATAAAGGTGTTTCATCAAAAACTACATTCTGACCTAATGCCACTGTTTGTAAATCGTTATTTGTAAATTCTGCCATTTTATTTGCCTCCTTCTTCAATTTTTGGTGTCGAAAAACTTCTAGTTTCACAACAACACAAATCTAATCCTCTTGCTTTAATTTCTTCTTCTTTTGACATAAGTGGAATTTCAGCCATTGATTTTAACAATTCGGCATATTCTTTATACGAGCCTCCAAAACTCATAAGCGAAAGCTTGCTTACATCAATTTTTGAAACTTCCTCAAAAAATCCGTCTCTTAATTCTTTATAGGTTTTCAATTTGCCCTCCATTTCTAAAGCAAAAACCACTAGCCAATATTTGGTTTCGAGGTACAAAAGGGCAAACCTCTTTTGAAGTCTGCCCTCGGTTTATCGTAAAACTGCTATTTATCAGCAGACATATCCTTATATTTGGATAAGATACTTAACATTTCTTTTTGGTTTTCTAATATTTGCTCAAGGTACTCTTTGTTTTGCTTTTGCAGTTCATTCATAAGGTCATTATTTGTAGCGTCATTTGACACCATAACCATCGTGATTATTTGTAAAAGCGTGTCAAGCACCGTTAAGCGGTTAAAATAATCTTGATTGCTTGTCATTAGCAATTGCCGCAGCCACTACAGCCACATCCGCCGTTATATCCGCTATATCCATTAAACTGTCCGCAACAATTCGTAGGGAAAGTTACAGGCTGTGGCGGTTGAACAACATAGGCAGGTGTCGGACAGTCTGCTCCAAGTCTGCGAATAAGTTCTGCTGTCTGAGCTGTCTGATTTGCCGCAATAAATGCGTTCTGTTCAGACTGACTAGCCGCAAATTTGAGAGACTGATTCTCTGCTGTAAGTGTTGCAATTTTATCCTGAGTTAAGAAGTCGAGAATTGCTCTTGTTCCTGCGTTCTGACTGTCGATAATATCTCTTGTATTGTTGTGCATTGAGTTTTGCAAATCACAGGTATTTTTTGCCATGTTGTAATTTACACCGTCAATGCCACGCTCGATATCACAGCAACATGAAGCTAACTGGCTTGACAAATTGCAGAAACCACGTTCTACACCGTTAAAGCCCTGAAGCATAGCAGTGTTTACACCATTGAACCCTTGGCAGAGTGCCTGATTCACACCTGCAAATCCACTCTGTAAGCTAGAATTAAGGGCATATGTTGAATCGCAAATACCCTGCGTAATGCCATCTAACTTTGTGATGACCGCCTGATTGTCAAATCCTCTCTGAATAGCTGAGTCTGTGTAAGATGAACCTACCTGATAAGGAATGAATTGTGCGCTGCCGCCTCCATTACCTCCATCTCCCCAGTTTCCGCGTCCCCAACCGCCAAAAGCGAAGAAAAGAACAAAAATGATAATCCACCATGCGCCGTTATCTCCCCATGCGCTGTTGTTGTTGCCGTTACCGCCGCAACCGTCAATATTTGCTACTAACGGAATTGAGGCACAATTTCCATTGTTAAACATGTTTTTACCTCCTAAATATTTTTTTATACAAATTCTTGCAAGAAATTAGTATCAATTTTATAAAAAATGTGTTATAATATTAATGTGCGGATAGGGTAGCTCCCGAAAGCCATAAGTCCTTAATGGTTTCCGCACTTTAACCAATAAAAGGACATTTACGCTGAAAGGACGGTGTTGTTTTTATGTCAAAATATCAAGTTTCCGATTATATTGGAAAAAGATATGGTTATCTTACTGTGATAGGAAAATCAAGCAATTCTAAAAAGCCAAATGCATTTGATTTTAAATGCGATTGTGGTAACATTTTTAGTGATTCGCCAAGCAGAATATTTGACGGTCACAAAAAAAGCTGTGGAAAATGTAATTTAAACTATCACCCTCAAAACCCAAAATTTTGTGAAAAGAAAATAATTCTTGGGAAAAAATATAACCAACTTACCGCATTAGAATTTGTCCAAAAAGATAATTCTTCTAAATGGTATGTAAAATGTTTGTGCGATTGCGGAAACATAACGCTTGTTCTTCCTTACCCATTAAGGACAGGTGGAGTAAAAAGTTGCGGATGTTTGAAAATTAAAAATTCAAAAAACTTTGGCTCTATGCAACCGCTAAGCAAAGGTAATTTTAAAGATGGTCGCACTAAACACTATCTTTATGGTACTTGGCAACGTATGATTGACCGTTGCGAAAACCCTAATACAAAGCATTATGACCATTATGGTGGCCGTGGCATTAAAGTTTGTGATGAATGGCATAATTTTTGGAAATTTGTTGAATGGTCTGATTCTGTCGGCGGTCGTCCAAAAGGTTTTACCATAGACCGTATCGACAATGATGGTAATTACGAACCGTCAAATTGTCGGTGGGCTGATTGGAACACGCAAACCTCAAACAAATCTTCAAATCGGTTTATTGAATTTAATGGTAAAAAACAAACCATTCATCAATGGGCTTTAGAACTCGGAATAAACGAAGAAACTTTAAGAAACCGAATAAACCGAGGTTGGTCTGTAGAAAAAGCCCTAACTGCAAAATCATTTATCGGAAATAATCAATATACTTCAAAACAATAGATTATTTCAGGGGGAATTGCGCCTTGAAATCGGAAAACGCTTTGTCAAAGTCAACTCCCCTTTCTTTGGCTATATTTCTTCCCATTTTTTCAATCTCTGATATGTTCCCCTGCTGAGCCATATCGAGAATATTTTTAGCCATTGGGTTAGAAGTTATCTGACTGTTATTCATCATTTGCTGTAACATTGCCTGCGGATTGCCGCCGCCTTTTATCATCTGCATAATTGCCATCATAGGATTCATAAATTTTTCCTCCAATCATAGAAACATGAATTATCGTTTTTACTCATCAGTATTTGCATCTTTTTTATTTCTTGAAGGTGTTTTTATAGCCGTACTGCTCATAGATTTTTCTAACTTATCAAACCGTTTTGAAATTTCCTCCCTTAACGCTCTCATGTCTTCATTTAAGGCATTAAAATCCATTTGGGGTATATTTGTACTGTCTGTTTGATTTTGCTCTAAAATCGGCTTGTATGTAATTGTCTGAATTGTTCCGTTAGCTGTCCATGTCCGCAACTGCACTTCTGACATATCAGCCTTTGGGAAAACAGCACTTATGCCGTTCATAGGTACATCATTTGCGGTAATCTCTGAAAAATCATTGACTACTTTTCCGATAAGCCCTTGCGACTGATTCTGCGGCATTTGCGGCTGCTGTAAATTCTGCTGATATTGTTGCAATTGATTTAATCTATCCATGTACGGATTATTCATTTGTGGATTAAAATTCTGATACATTCCCATATTTGACTGGTTCATTTGTGGGTTCATCGAGAAGTTCTGATATGGTTGCATAAGGGTTTTCCTCCTTTATATCTGATAAAATCTTCTGAAATATATTTTTCATAGTTGATAAGTGACCGACCGGAATGCTTCTTGTTTCCGGCTCACTATAAAATCGTCTTTCGATATCGTTCAT